GTAACGCGGGGCGGGGACAACGATGCGCTGGGCGATGTGCTTGCCGCCTTCGCTGCCTTGGGTAACGCTGATCGCGCTAAGGAGGTGGTAGCCAAGCTCCAGAAGGAGCAGAGCGAGCTAACCGAAGCGGCTGAGAACATGCGCGAAGAGGCCGAACGCCTCGACGCCGTGCGCTTGGAGGCGAATACCAAACTGGAAGAAGTCAATAAAGCACTGACTAAGCTGGCTGAAAAAGACGAGGAGGTGAAGGCTAAAGAGGCTTCGCTTCGCGCGTCCGTGATCAAGATGGCTACCCAGAAAGAGAAGCTTGAAGAAGAGCAGGTAAACCACAAAACTGCGAAGGCTCACCTCGACGCTAGGCTGGCGGACGTGATGTCTCGCGAGCAGCAGATCCTCAAGATGGTCAAAGACATGAAGACGCAGGAAGAAGAACTGGCGCTCGCCAAGAAGGCGTTTGAAGCCGACATGAAAACGATTGCTGCCGCCAAAGACGAACTGAACAAAAAAGAAGAATCGATGGCTAAGCTGGAGACTCGGCTTAGTCAGCTGCGCTCTCTTCTCAACACGTAGCGGGAGATCAGGTAATGGTGCTTCAGGTTTCTACACTGGTGCGTAACGCGATGCTCGATGTGATCGAGGCCGTCGGGAGCGGTCTGACGGTCACCTCCACCGCCATGACTGGCACCCCAGCTGCGCCGACGCTGTTGATCTTTTCGGGCACGAAACCCGCAGCCACAACTGACGCTGACGCCAACGCGTCGCCGCTCGCCATACTGTCATCGCTGACGTCCAACTTCATGGGCGATGCGGCGTCGGGATCCAAGCCTCTTGCGGGCACATGGCAGGAAACAAACGCAGACAACACCGGAACGGCGTCACACTTTCGCATGAAGACGAGCGGGGGCACGGTGTTCTTGCAAGGCACCTGCGGTCCATCAGTATCCCTGACGACTAACGGAACGACAGCAATCGGCAGTAATACGCTAAACTTCGCGGCGACCGTTCCGGCGACCATAGTCGCTGGGATGAACATCACCGGCACCAACGTGCCACCTGCCACCACGGTTATTTCGACGACGTCGGTTACGGTAGTTATGTCAAACGCTGTAGTGGGGACTGCGGTAGCCACCAGCACGCCTTGCCTGTTTGCCTATGACCTCACGATTGACAGCGCTACGATCACGGCAGGACAACAGGTCACCGTGACGGCGTTCACGCTTGCGGCGCAGAACGGCTAACATGCCCGCCTTCCCCGCAGAAACGCCGCCCGACGGATTGAACGTTGATATTGTACTGTTGGGCGGGGCGACGTTCGTTGCGTACTGGTACACAGACCAATGGTGGACGGGTGTAAACAATAACCCGTTTGACATTCCGGTTGACAACGGTCACGTCGTTTCGTGGGAGCTGATCGCCTAGGGAGGACGTTATGGCGATCACGTTCGTCGCAGCTGGCGCGGTCAACAGTGGAAACGGCTCAGCTGCCATAACGCCCGCAAACCCAGCGGGTATTGTAGACGGCGATCTGATATTTCTTATCGCCGAGATCCAAGCTACCACGACGATTACTCCTACGCCAACGGGGTGGACGTCTCTATTAGGCACGCCGAACGTTTCACCGCTGAGCCTAACGGGCACGCGGTTATATGTGTGGTATCGTATCAGGTCGGGCGCATATACCGCGCCTTCGCTGCAGCCGTCGGCCACAGACCATATCGTCGCTGTTCAAGTAGCCTATCGCGGCGTCGATCCGAGTAACCCGTTCGACGTAACTTCGGCGAGCACGAATGGAACAAGCGCGACCGTATCGTTTGCTCCGGTCACGACAGCTTCTACGAATACTAGGATCGTGCTGGTAGCGGGCCGGGACGAGGACCGAGGCAGTACTAACGCAATTACTACGGTCCCCACTGGCTACACAGAGCGTGTTGATACTAACGTAGCAACTAACCTTGGCGGCGGCATTTTTGTCGCGGACTTTGCGCGCGCCTCGGCTGGTGCATATGCGCCGCCGTCTGCGACGGCAACGAACTCCAGTGCGTACGTGGCATTTACTATTGCCCTGCGCCCGATAATTTTTGCAAGCGCCAGCCGCACGTTTGATCGCTTCACGGTAAGCGGCACTACGGGAGTCACGGGCCGGGCTGCGTCGGCAAACCGAACGCTTAACCCCTTCACGGTAAGCGGCAATACAACGGTTGCTACGAATAGCGCCAACGCCAACGCCAGCCTGACCTTCAACCCAATTACACTAAGCAGCACTACGGAAGTCACTGGCCTTTCTGGGTCAGCGAGCATCACACTAGGCGAACTGTTCCTAACAGGCAGTACGCAAGTGCCTGTCGCGGCGCAGGCGGAGAGGACATTCGATCCGTTCACGGTAAGCGGCACCGGGTCGGTTGTTGCGGTGACCGGCGTCACCGCCAACGCCAGCCTGACCTTCAACCCAATTACACTAAGCAGCACTACGGAAGTCACTGGCCGGATTGCGTCGGCTAATCTTGCACTAGGCGAACTGTTCCTAACAGGCAGTACGCAGGTGCCTGTCGCGGCGCAGGCGGAGAGAACCTTCGCTCCGTTCACGATAAGCGGCGCTGTGGCGATCACCGGCCTTGCTGGGTCGGCCAACCTAACCTTCGACCCGCTCACCTCGAACGGCACTGTGACAATCGTTACAGTGGCTACCAACACCACCAGCGCCAACCTGACCTTCGACCCGTTCTTCGTGACCGGGTTTGTTACTTCGATAACGACCGACGATACTCTGGACAGCAGGAAGCTGTTTCGCCTACGCCGAAGCACCCGCTGGAGAGATAGATTTTACAGAGTTTGATTATTGAGTTTCTTATCTTTTAGGTATAAGTTGCACACATGGTAGGTCTGTCAATGCTTCGGGTGGTGAACAACGCCGCGCTTACTGCTGCGGAGCGAGAAGCTATTGATCAGGATCTTTCGAACAGGCAGAACAATCCTGTTATCCTAGGGCTGACTTCATACCTACGTAAATGCTGGGACGCCGCCAAAGAAGCCAAGAAGCCTATCGAGTACATCATGCTCGACAGCATGCGGCAGCGCAACGGTGAGTATGACGCGGCGAAGCGCAAACAGATTTCGTCTGTTGGTGGGTCAGACATCTTCATGATGCTGACAGAGGTTAAGTGCCGCGCGGCTGAAAGCTGGCTCCGCGATATCCTTATGGATACGGGCACTCCACCATGGGACCTCAAGCCAACACCTATCCCTGCGATTGACCCTAGTAGAGAAGCAGCTATTCAGGAATCACTTGCGCAGGAGATACTTAAAACAATTCAGGCGGAGGGTATGGCCCCTACTCCTGAGCAAACCGACCAGCTGAAAGAGGTTCTGGCGCAGGACTTTAGATTCAAGTTGCTGCAGGAAGCGCAAAACCGCGCCGATCAGATGAAGATCAAGATTGACGATCAGTTCGCGCAGGGCGGATGGGCTGATGCATTCAACGACTTTATCACAGACCTTGTTACGTTCCCATGCGCCTTCCTGAAGGGTCCTGTTGTTCGTCGCCAGCGTGTACTCGGATGGGCCACCGGGGCGGACGGTTCAACAGTGGCCGAGCCTACCGAGCGACTGGCCCCTGAGTTTGAACGTGTTGATCCATTCAGGATCTACCCAGAACCCAAGATTACCAATATCAATGAGGGGTATCTCTTCGAACATCATCCGCTGTCGCGCATGTCGCTTGCGGATCTGATCGGCGTGCCCGGATACGACGATGAAGCTATACGTAAAGTACTCGAAATCGGCAACGTATCCAGCTGGATTAACGAGGATGTAGAGCTAGTTAAAAACGATTTGGAGCGAAAGTTCTACTCGTACAGGTCCCCGACGGAAACTTTTGACGTTCTTGAGTTCTGGGGTAAAGTTAGCGGCAAAATGCTTCGTGAGTGGGGCCTGCCGGAGACCGAAGTACCCGACGAAGCGCAAGAATACGACGCAAACGTCTGGCTGTCGGGTAACTACGTGCTGAAAGCGGTGCTCAATTACGACCCGCTGGGTGAAAAACCCTACGCAAAGACCTCTTTTATCAAGTCTCCGGGCGCTTTTTGGGGTAAATCTATCCCGGAAATCCTCAAAGACGTGCAATCTGTGTGCAATGCAGCGGCCAGAGCCCTTGTAAACAACATGGGCATCGCGTCCGGACCCCAAGTCGAGGTGAATTTGGAGCGAATCCCTCCAAACGAGGACATTACGCAGATACACCCATGGAAAATCTGGCAGGTAACCAACGATCCGCTTGGTTCTAACGCCCCTGCAGTGCGATTTAACCAGCCGACCGACAATGCCAACACACTTATGGCGGTTTACGAGCGTTTTAGCAGGCTAGCGGACGATCATTCCGGTATTCCGGCCTATGTTTACGGCGATATGAACGTTCAGGGCGCGGGCCGCACGGCTTCCGGGCTGTCAATGCTTATGGGATCTGCGGGTAAGGGCATCCGACAGATCGTCATGCATATTGACAACGATATAGTAAAGAATATGGTGCGACGACAGTTTATATATAACATGCGGTACGATGAGGACGAGGCAATCAAGGGTGATGCCGAGATTGTACCGATGGGCGCAGTCAATCTGGCCGTCAAAGAGACGGTTATGGTCAGGAGAATCGAGTTCTTGAACGCCACTGCCAACGAGTTCGACATGGGGATTGTCGGCAAGGAGGGACGCGCTGCTATTCTGCGCGAAGTGGCCAAGAGTTTGCAAATGCCGGTGGACGAGATCGTCCCGTCTAGGGAGAAAGAGGCGCATAAGACACGAATTGCAGCTTCCGCGCCTGCGCAACAGCCTTCGGCGTCTGCCCCTACCCAGCCGGGTGGACAACCAAAAGGTGGCATGGACGGGAACATAGTTAGCAACCGTGATAGCGGGGCGGCGGGATGAAACGCCCTGACTCGGAGGTTGTAAAGGCGCTAGCGACCGTGGTCCGTCAGTATCCGACCCTCCTCGCTTGGGTAGGCGACTGGCGGAAGCACGAACTGGAGTCGCTACCTCATACTATTAACAACGTGGCAGTAGCACAGGGGCGCTGTCAGGTTCTCGGTGAGCTTCACAAGCTCATGTTAGATGCCCCTGATCTTGCGGCACAACCCGTCAGGGAAGCGGCAAGTAGTTTTTAATTACGCACACCGATAGGAGCGTTCAACGTGGCACTACCAGAGCAGGTTCGGAAACAGTCTGAGGCGGTTCAGCAGTTGTATATGGAACTCAACCAAGAAGTTACGGGTAACGCCCCGGAAGCAAACTCGGGTGAGGGAACAACCGCCGCCAACAGTGGTTCAGAAGCTGCGCGACCGCCTGCCCAAAACGAGCAAAACCGGGTAGGCGACCAACAAGGAGATTCGTTCGAACAGAAGTATCGTACACTACAGGGTATGTACAACGCTGAAGTACCCCGGATGCATGCTCAGAACAGAGAGCTGCTTTCCAGAGTACAGGAGTTGGAGAAGCTACTTTCTACCTTTAGTACGCAACAGCCGCAGCAATCGCAGCAACCCTCAGTTGGTAAGCTTATTACTGACAAAGATATCGAGGAGTACGGCGATTCGATTGAGGTTATGCGTAAAGTCAGTAGGGAAGAAGCAGCCTCTGCACAGACCCGTGTCGCAGAACTCGAAACGGTTATCAGGCAGTTGCAGACCTCCATGGTCCCCCGTGTGGAGCAGATCGCCGCTAACCATGCAAAGTCGCGTGACCAGCAGTTTTGGACGGAACTTGGTTCTTACGTCCCGCAGTGGGCAAACATCAACGAAGATCCGGACTTCCGGTCTTGGTTGCTTGAGGTTGACCCGCTGACGGGGCTTACACGGCAGGTATATCTGGAAGACGCACAGCGTAATCTGGACGCACGCCGCGTGGCTAATTTCTTCAATAGTTGGTCTGGTTCATCTGGAGCAGTAAGTGCACAAGTTGCTCAACCCAGTCGGAAGGTTCAGGCTTCTGAACTAGACATGCAAATCGCTCCCGGACGCGGAAGATCGGCAGCGCCTGCAGTGTCTAACACCGTTACCTATAGCCCACTGGATATCAGAAAATTTTTTGATGATGTCCGCTCCGGCAAATACAAAGGTAAAGAAGCTGAACGCGACCGCCTAGAACGAGACATTTTCGCTGCACAGCGAGAAGGTCGAATTGTCGCTGCATAATTTAAACAAGGAAATCAAAAATGCCGTATCCAGTTTCAGCAGGCCGTCCCCAGTATTCGGGTAACTTTATCCCCGAGATCTGGTCCGGCAAACTCATCGAAAACTTCTACGACGCCACGGTTCTGTCGGCTATCTCTAACACCGATTACGAAGGCGAGATCCGTCGTATGGGAGACGCCGTGAACATCCGCACTACGCCGGAGATCACGATCCGTGACTACGTCAAAGGCCAGTCGCTGGTGGTTGAGAACCCCGACAAGCCCAAGATCCAGCTTCTCATCGACAAGGGCGAGTACTTCGCTTGCGTTGAAGATGACGTGGATCGTGTTCAGTCGGACATCAAACTCATGGACACTTGGTCGAAGGACGCTTCTGAGCGCCTCAAGATCAAGATCGACCAGCGCGTTCTGACCGACCTCCTGCCGGATATCGCTGC